AATTGGGTCATCATGCAACAAGCCGCTAACAATTGCCTCTTATTGGAGTAAACCATGACAGTCACCGTCAAAGTCCTCGTACCGGCTAAATTTGCCGAAAACGCCCAAACAACCCAGTACACAGCGACTGGCGTTACGGCCATCATCGACAAGTTCACAGCAACTAACATCAGCGCGTCTGCCGCCACGATCAGCGTGAACTTGGTGACGACTGCTGGCTCGGCTGGCAACACCAACTTGATCACCAAGACCAAGACCTTGCAAGCGTCTGAGGTCTATACGTTCCCTGAACTGGTTGGCCAAGTGCTTGGCGTTGGCGACTTTATCAGTACAATTGCAGGCACAGCCAGCGCAATCAACATTCGCGTTTCTGGGCGTGAGGTGACTTAATGATTGTTCGCAAGGCCACTGAAGCCGATCTGCCTGAGTACATTAAGTTAGCGCAGGCATTCCACGCCGCGTCTCCAATGCACGGGTCGATTGGCTTTGATGTGCCTGGCTACTCACAGTTTTATTTGTCATCGCTACAAAACGACAGCGTTGGTATTTGGCTTGCAGAGATTGAAAAAGAAGTTGTCGGTATATGCGGCGCTCTTGTGTACCCCCTTTATTTCAATCCTTCGGCGCTTGTCGTACAAGAGCTATGGTGGTGGCTAACCCCAGCCTCCCGTGGTAGCGGCGCTGGCGGTCAGATGTTTAAGCAGATTGAACAATGGGCAAAAGATAAAGATGCGTCTGCATTATTTATGATTGCGTTAGAAGACAATCGGGCAAAAAAGATGGAAAATCTATACATCCGCGCTGGGTTTAAGCCAATGGAGCGCACATTTATCAAAGAGGTCACATCATGGCAATAGGAACCGGAACCGCAATTCTTGGCAGCGCGTTGTTGGGCGCAGCGGCATCAAGAAGCGCGTCTAAAACACAAGCTGGCGCGGCACAGCAAGCCGCTGATGTACAAAGAAGTCAGTTTGAACAAACACGCGCAGATCAAGCACCTTACCGTGAAGCTGGCTATAACGCACTAGCAAATTTACAGCGCACGGCTGGTAATGTGCCTGGCGCGTTTAAGTTTGGTGCAGGCGATTATCAAGCAGACCCAGGCTACGCATTTCGTTTAGCAGAAGGTCAAAAAGCGCTTGACCGTCAAGCAGCGGCTCGTGGTGGCTTAATTTCTGGCGGCGCTTTAAGAGCAGCGCAACGCTACGGTCAAGAGATGGGTTCGCAAGAATTTGGTAACGCTTTCAATCGAGCGCTAACATCATATGGCACAGATGTGGCACGTGAAAACCAGTTGTATAACCGACAGGCCGCATTAGCAGGCATTGGTCAAACATCAACTAATTTGGTTGGCCAAGCTGGTCAGAACTACGCTACCAATGTAGGCAACTTAATGACTGGCGCTGGCGCTGCTCAAGCAGCTGGCCAAGTTGGCATGGCCAACGCAGTTACTGGCGGTTTAGGTACTTACCTGAACTATACACAAGGTAATGCGTTGCTTGACGCATTGCAAAGAAATCAAAATATGCAGCTGGTAAATACCGGCGGGTATTCTAATGTTCCAGCGTATATGGTTCAACCACCTGGAGGAAGATAATTATGGCAATCGATCCAAACATTTCTCTTGGCGTTAGACAAATTGAACTGGCCAACCCGTTGGCGCAGTATGGCCAGATTGCGGCTATTCAAAACGCACAAAACCAAAACGCATTGGCGCAATTTCAACTTGGTTCTGCTAGAAGACAAGAAGAATCACAAAACGTGTTGGCTGACGTCTATAAAAGATCAATTAATCCTGAAACTGGCGCTATTGATAATCAAACCTTGTTAAAAAATTTGGCTGCATCTAACGCTGCGTATTTGATTCCTGATGTTCAAACCAAATTATTGGCAAGCGAAAAAGAACGAGGCTTGATCAAAAAAACTAACCTTGAAACAGAAGCAAAAGAATTTAAACTTAAAAACGATAAACTTAATTTTGCTTGGAATGCTGTTGGTTCTGCTTCAACACCTCAAGACGCCATTCAAAAAATTACCGAAGGTGCAAGAAACGGCATTTTTGACATGAAAGGTGCAACAGCAGACATTCAGCAACTTCAAAACATGACGCCTGAACAGTATCAACAATATAGAGTTCAAAAAATCATAGGCATTTTGGATGCCAAAGACAAACTTGGTTTTATGTTGCCAAAAACTGCTCGTCAAGACATTGGCGGTCAGATTGTTAGCATTCAAGACAATCCTGCATTGCTTGGTTACGGTATGCCAATTGCTGGTGGGTCTATAGCTAAAACGCCAACATTTGGAGAAATGGCTAGTCAAGGTCAGCTTAACTTGGCACGACAAAAATTTGCATGGGAACAAGCTAACCCAGGCTTTGAACTTAAAGAAGCTGAAGACGGCTCAATTGTTGGTGTCAACAAACGCACATTGCAAGCCTTCCCAGTATCTATTGGCGGGGCTGCACCAGCTGTTGCGCCAATGGCTGCGCCAGCTGCGTCTGGTATGCCAGGCGCTAGAGTGCCAGCAATCCCTGGCATGACTAGCGTGTTGGATCAGCAAGCCCCTGCAACAGCGCCTATGGCTGGAACGCCATTGCGCGGCAAAGGCACTGCACTGACCGAATCGCAAGGTAACGCCACGGCTTACGGCATGAGGATGAGAGAAGCCAATGCCATTTTGGAGCCATTAGAAAACGCAGGAAAAACAAATACTGGTTTGATTAAAGGCGCAGTTAGCGGAGCCGTGGGGCTTGTGCCATTTATTGGCGACAAACTTGAAGATGTGTCTGGTTCCATCTTTAATGCACTGCCGCGAGTTTTGGGTGGTCTTAGCCCAGAACAACAACAAGTGGCTCAAGCAAGGATCAACTTCATTACAGCCATTTTGCGAAAAGAATCTGGCGCTGCAATTGGTGCAAGTGAATTTGCGACTGCGGAAAAGAATTACTTTCCAAAGCCTGGTGATGACGCTGCCACAATTGCCCAAAAGCAAGCGGCTCGGAAGACTGCAATTAAGGCAATGGAAATTCAAGCAGGGCCAGGCGCCAAGCAAATGGGCGGCGCTGGCGTTTTACCAGGCGCAACCGCAAACAATCCTTTGGGCTTACCAGGACTTTAATCATGGCCACACTTGCAGAGTTCCGCGCACAGTATCCACAATACGATGCCGTGCCAGATATCAAGCTGGCCGACTCGTTGCATCAAAAGTTTTACAGCCAGATTCCCAAGATGGAGTTTTACAAAACCATTGGGTTGGGTTCGGCTGCGGCAATACCTGGCGCTGAGAATGTTGTAACTGGTGTTAAATTACCTCAAGTGTCAATGCGTGATCGCATCATGGGCGTGATTGAAACGCCATTGGCGCTTGGCGCTACTTTGGGTGGCGGGTTAATTTCTCCAATTGTTGGCGCTGTTGGCACATTGACCAGTGGCAAATACGGCACACAAGAAGGCATTCGCGCTGGCCAAGAAGCCATGAAGGCTGTGCAATATCAGCCACGCACACAGACGGCCAGAGAAGCCTTGGGCGCTGTTGGTGAGTTCTTGCAGCCAATTACTGGCGCTTTGCCACCAACCCTTGGCGCAGCTGGTACAACCCTCAACGCTTTGGCGCCCGCCGCCATGATGCAGGCTGGTGCTGTTACTCGTCCTATTGCAAGACAAGTAACAACGCCAGTGCAAAATGCTTTGGCCAATGTGATGACACGCGAACAACAGCCAGCTATGGTTGGCATGGGCGCGGCCAGTACTGCTGAAGACTTGATGCGCCAAGAGCGTTTGCAACGCTTGAATATCCCAGCCACAGCTGGTGAACGCACCAGAAACTTAGCACAACAACAGTTTGAATCTGAAGTTCAGCGTGGTGTAGTAACTGGCATTTCTGAAGAAGCTAAAACTAAATTGGCTGAACAAATGTCTGGTTTTAAAGCAAATCAACAAAAAGCCATTGTTCAGAACTTTGAGCGCATGACCAATGAAGTTGGCGCTGAAGTGGCAGACCCAACTCAAATGCGTGCTGTTGGCAAGATTGTTGACAAGGCACTCAATGACGAGTACACCAAAAAGTATGACGCATACAAATCGTTGTATGCACAAGCAGATAATGCTGGCGAAACTTTGCAACAAGTGCCATACAAAAATCTGATTGACTTTATTGAAACCAAAACGCCAACACAGCGCCAAAAATTAGACCCAATCTTGGATTCTGTGGCTGAGTCATTGAGAATGAATGACCCACAAGGCACAGGCACAATCTCTGTGCGTGCGCTTGAAGACATTTACCAACAGATTGGCACGGTCAAAGACTCGGCAAATGCCAAGCCTATGAAAAACATCATTACCCAAATGGGTGAAGGTGCTGGCGGTGAGTTGTATCAAAAAGCACGCGCTGCTAGAGCGCAGTTGGCCAAAGAGTTTGAAGATGTCTCGCGTGTGGATAAGTTGCTTGGCACAAAGGCCGGCTACGCTGACCGCCGTGTGGCGCTTGATGATGTTTTTAAGCATGTGGTGCTTGACGGTTCTTTGGAAGAAATGCGCACGGTCACCAAGTTGCTCAAGAAAGCCGGCCCAGAAGGCCAACAAGCCTACAAAGAACTGCAAGGCCAAACCATACAGCAAATGAAAGATTTGCTGACTAAAAGTGATCAGCCATCTTTTAGAAACCTTAACACTTTTATCAATCAACTTGATGCCGAAGACAAACTGACATACATGTTTGGCAAAACAGGCCGCAATGAGATTATGGATTTGCGTGATGCCATCAAAGATGTGCTTGTCAAACAGCCTGGTGCGGTGAACTATAGCAACACTTCTGGCGCTGTCTTGCGTGGTCTTGAGGCTTTGCAAACTTTGAGATTCCCAGGCGCAAAGCCAGCTGCTGAATTTGCCCGTACTCGTGAAGTAACTGGCAAAGTCAAAGAAGCTCTTCAACAACCAAACCAGTTGGCGCCTGCACAACGCAACAAAAACGCACTGCGCATTGACTTGACTGGCATGGCCAACGGGAAAGAATGATGGACTACCAAGTTTTATTCAACATTGCCGTGGCCATTGCTGGCTTCTTTGGCGGCTGGACACTAAACCGCATCTATCAGGCCATTGACCGGCTTGATGGCGATGTGCGTGGTATGCCTTTGAACTACGTCACACGCGATGACTATCGCAATGACATAAAAGATGTTCGGGAAATGCTTGGCAAGATTTTTGACAAACTGGATGGTAAAGTTGATAAATGATCGATCCCATCACAGCTTTAGCAGGAATACAAAGCGCCGTTAAACTCATCAAGCAGGCGTCCAAGACTGTGGATGATGTGGCCTCGCTTGGGCCAATGCTGGGTAAATATTTTGATGCCAAGTCTAACGCCTCTAAAGCTGTTGTAGAGTCTAAGAAAAAGGGTGGCTCCTCAATGGGGACTGCGCTTCAGATTGAGATGGCGCTTGACCAAGCCAAGACGTTTGAGGCTGACTTGCAGATACTGTTCATGCAGGCGGGCAAGATTGATGTGTGGAACAAGATTAAAGCCAGAGCGCAGGCCATGGATGTGGAAGATGCCCACAATGCCAGACGCGAGCGAGAAGAAGAAAAAAAGCGTAAACAGAAAGAGCAGGAGCAACTGGAGTTTGGCCTGATGCTGGGTGGCCTTGCGATCTTGTTGTTTATGTTGTACGTTGGAATCTATGAGGTTATGGATCACTGCGCTAAAGTTAGGTGCGGGCGGTGAACGAGTACCAAAAAGCCGCTGACATGACCTTCAAAATTGTTGGTGTTTGGTGGGGGGCGAATCTGTTTTTGGACTTTATCAAAATACTGCCCAACTTTATTTCGGACAAGATTGTTAACATGCTTTTAGAAAAGATAGGACTTGGATAATGCTCACACTGCTCTCTACCCTTATCAGTTTCTTAATGGGCGGCTTGCCCAAACTCTTGGATTTCTTTCAAGATCGTTCGGATAAGAAGCACGAGTTGGCGCTGGCGCAAATGCAGATCACCCGCGAACTAGAACTGCGTAAAGCAGGCTTTGAAGCGCAAGAGCGTATTGAACACATCAAGTCAGAGCAGTTGGAAACAGAAAGCGCGGCCAGCACCAAGCAGGCTTTGATCGGCGCGCAGCAAGCCGAGATGCAAGCCGTCTACGCTCACGACACTGCGCTTAACGAAGGCACTAGCGAGTGGATGAAGAATCTGCGCGCCAGCGTGCGCCCCGTAATCACTTACGGTTTCTTCTTTCTCTTAGTCTTTGTTGACGTTGGCCTGTTCGCCTACGGCTGGAACAGCGGCGTGTCGTTCACTGAGTTGGCCGAGATGCTGTGGGACTCTGACACCCAGGCGTTGTTTGCCAGCATCATCGCGTTCCACTTTGGCGGCAGAGCGTTTGGTAAATGAAAATCTCAGCCAAGTGTTTACACATGATTCGCCATCACGAGGGCGTGAGGCAGAATCCCTACAAATGCCCTGCAAAGCTGTGGACTGTGGGTGTGGGGCACGTCATGTTTCCAGAGCAGGGCAAGCTCAAGATAGACCAGCGGGATGCCTTTGTGCCCCCGCCAGAGGCCATGCGTAAGCACTCAATGGAGGAAGTCGATGCAATACTTAGGGCCGATCTTGCTCGCTTTGAGAAAGGCGTGGCTATTTATTGTCCTGTTGCTCTTACTCAAGGACAGTTTGATGCGTTGGTATCATTTTCCTTCAATGTGGGGCTAGGCACGCTCCAGCGCAGTACGTTCAGAGCGAAGCTCAACCGAGGCGACATGGAAGGCGCTGCGGAAGAACTTCTGAAGTACTGCATGGCTGGCGGCAAGGTCTTACGAGGACTTCAGAACCGCCGGATCGACGAGCGCGCCTTGTTCCTTAGTTAAGGCACGGTACGCCTCAATCGCAGTCTTGAGGTCGCACTGCAAGTGCTGTATGCGGTCGTCCTGTTCGCACAACTTGGCGTAGGCGTCATCGGCAAACTTGGCCAAGTTAGCCTGGCTCCATGTAGAAAAGTCTGGTCTGTTAGTCATTGATTTCTTTCTTTGACGGCGCGTCTAATTCAAGGCGGTAGTACTTAACGGGCATCTTGGCGCTCTTGTCCAAGTGCTTACGCAGCCAGTCAATGCCGCCTAATTCTTGGAAGATCATCATGTGACGATCTGTCAGCCTGATCTGGCGTCCTTTAAGGGGTTCGGGTGGTTTTGGGCGTGGCACGATGTTGAAGTAAGTTTTTGGTTGTAATGCGGCGATTCCAGCAAGTCTGGCAATGCCATTTGGATCCCATGTCTACGCCGCCTTCGGGAGGTTTGTCTGTCTGGCACTTGGCGCAGAATTTAAAGCGGTGAAGCGGATTTAGCCGACCCATTTGAATAGTGGGCATCATTAGCGCACTCTCCTAAGTTCAAATTTTTCTGGTGGAGGAGGAATCATCTTTTCTGAGGGTGGAGTCCAACCATGCTTTCTCCACAGTGCCTGAACATCCGATCCTGATTCCCACTTAAAGTCTTTTATTGGGACTGATGGATAACTGATCTTGGAATGTGGGGGTTTTTTAATGCTCATAATTTTTTCTGTTATTTTGTTACGAATAGGACAGTTTCTGTCTTGATTACAGTCATAAGTGCAGCACTCCATACCGCTGCTCTTAAGCTTGTTTTCCCTCTCAATACGCTCGAATTCATAATCTTCATCAGATTTCATTGATTTTTCTCCCGTAATTTAGCCTCAACAGCTCTGGCAAAATCCTTGTAGAAGTACATTGGGTTCATTTGAAGATGAATTTGCTCATATTCAGCATCTGTTAGACCAACCCAAGGGCGCTTCTTTTTCCCGTCAAATAAGCCATCTATGTAAGCGCGTGCCATGCTTAGTATTTCTTTTTGCTCTTTATTCATTTTTTTTAAAAAGGTATTTGATCCCATTCCCAGTGTTCGCATTCAACCTTGCCGTGTATCCACTCCATTGGTGGCTTGGCTTCAAATTGTTTGCAAATGCCTGTGCTGAAGTTGTTGCAATGTAGGCAATTCACTTCGATGTTGCTGATCTGTTTGACTTGGCCGTCCAGATGCCTCTTGATTGCGTTCAGTTCTATCAAATTCATAATCTTTTACCTCTGTGTATTTACCATTTTTACGGGTTGCAATTCTGACTGGCTCATTGATCTTGTGTGACTCTAAGTAGTAAAGCGCCATTTGAGTACCAGCCGGCATAAACGTCTTGTCGCGCTTTAACCACCAGTCCTGTGCCTTTTGCTTGGGGTAGCCAACGTGGTTAAAGCACACCCACTCGCTGGCCACGCGCAGCAGGCCGCTGTAGTAGTCAACCCTCATGCTGTCAGGCTTGCCCTCTTTCCTGTGCATGGCATAACCCACCTTGGTGATGTCGTGCCACACCAGCTCGGCCATAGCGGTCTGGCTTGACAAGAGAGCTGCATAAGAAACCTTGGCGTCCATCGGCTTGGCTTCTTCTTCCCTGATCGTGCCACCGCAATGCACACACACCATGGCTGCCGGCAAGTTGCGCTCACCACAGTCTGGGCAGATGCTGTAGGGCGCCTCTTGTGTGCCTGACTTCTTTTTGGCTTTGCCTTGGATCGTGTCCACCGGCCCCAAGCGCTCCACGGTGTCGGTAAAGTCAAGCACCAGGCAATCCGTCTTGCCGTCTGCAATGCGTGTGCCTCGGCCCATCCCCTGCACATAAAGCACCGGCGACTTGGTAGGCCTGCACCAGATAATGCAGTCCACATCTGGCACATCAAAGCCAACTGACAGCGCCAGCACTGTGACCAGGCAATGAATCTGGTGGCTCTTAAACTGAGCAATCAAGTATTCGCGCTCTTGCTTTGGTGTCTCACCGCACACAACAGCGCTCACAATGCCAAGTTCATTTAGCTTGTCTGCAAGGCTTTCAGCATTATCGACACTCGGTGTAAAGGCGATCCATTTCTTGCGCTCTGAAGCGATTCTGGTGGCTTCTGTGGCCACTTTGGCAAGGTATTTCTCAACCTCGCGGGATAACTCGCCAACCTTGTAGTCACCGTTAGAGATGCCAACATGGCTGGCATCGATGCGGGTGCTAATCCTCTCAGCCGGTGGAACCAGTGGCGCAATAAACTTCTGCTCAAGCAGCTCACCCATGGACACACGGCTTGCAATGCCAGTAAACAAAGGATCGTCACCGTCAGTCAGCCAAACCTGATTGCCCCTGAACGGCGTGGCTGTCATGCCAACTATGCGAAATTTGCATAATTCTCCCAGTTTGGACAAGAAGGTGCGGTACATGCCTGCATCGCCTGCCTTCTGGCTCACTAGATGAGCCTCATCAATCACCACGGCCTTGATGTTGCCAAGCAAGTGCGCAGCTTTGTGAATGCTGCCAATGGTGGCCACAATCACATCGGCGTTGTACTTCTTTGTGCCCAAGCTGGCGCTGACAAAGCCCACGCTGATGGTGTGCGGCAGTAAGGCTCTGAGCTTGGCCGCATTCTGCTCGGCCAGTTCCTTGGAAGGAACCAGCACCACAGTGCGCGGGTGATAGTCTGGCCACTGATCCCACATCTGGCGCACAATCTCAGCGCAGATCACCGACTTGCCGGCGGCAGTAGGCAACACCAAGAGAGGGATGTCGGCCTCCTCGGTGTGCTTTGTCCACCAGGCAAATAGGTCAGACACTGCGCGGGATTGGTACTCACGCAGTTTCACGGCTGCGCTCCTCAATCATTTTGTCGGCAATGGCGTAGGCATTTTCCACAGCTGTCTTTCTGTCGCCGTTGGCCAACAAGCCAGTCAAGGCTGCGGCGGCCAGATAATCTCTGAGGGTAATGTCTTGAATCGGTGGGGTGTTCATACGAACCTTCCATTGTGTTGTTTGCGCAGTTCAAGCGCCTGGTTGTCTGTCAGCATGATCTTGTCTTTACAAGCGTGGATTTCAGCGCTAGTGATAAAGTCAGGGCGAAACTCTGGGTCACCATTGACAAACTTCTTGCCATCGGGCATTTGGTAGACAATGCTGCTGTCGTGGGTTCTGTCAATTGGCGTGGCCGTCTTGGCCAGCAGAATGGGAATGTAGCGGTGACGGTTACAACCTTTGCGCTGATCTTCTGTGGCCAAGTCAATCTCATGCGAAGCGCATGACCAACGGCCTTGGCCATCCATCTCTGGCGTAACGTGAACGCATGACCGGCAAGTCGGGGCTGGTACGTCCGTGCCGTGGCAAATCGTTTGGTAATCACAGAACTTGCATTCAAACCATGTGGGGTCAGTCGATATGCCAACTGGTGGCTCCACGCTGGTGATTACCGCCATGGCCTTGTCAATCAGCTTCTGCGCTTCGTCAGCGTCAAACTCTAAGCGCTCAGTGTAGATGTCGTCATTGTCTTTATTGACCACCAGATAGAGTGCCCTGCGGCAACCGTCTTCGCCAAACTGATCGATGCTCCACTTCATGTATATTTGCATCTGCGCGTAGTGTTCGGGCTTGGCCTTCTTTACGCCATTTTTTTGCATTTCTTTAAACATCTTGTCAGATGCTGTCTTTATCTCCAGTATGTGCGGAGACTTAGGCGCCTGCGGCAAGCCAGTAATAATGCCGTCAGCGTTGCCTTGGAAGTGGTGGCCAGTTGTGCTTTCGCTGAATGACCACTGCTTGCCAGTAGTTGGGTTGATCTGGTAGACCGTGCAGCCAATGCTTGCCAAGTCTTGGTAAACCCTTGGCTCTTGCAAGTGGCCAGACTGAAACACTCGGTACAAGCGGCCAGAGAACTCGGCAGGCTTGGCCCATCTGAATGAGTACCAGTGCTGGCGCAGGCAGGGCTTACCAATGGCAGAGGCGCCAAGGTAAGGGCGCTGCGCTTCCGCGCCATACTTTGCCTTGTAATAGGCAAAGATGGCATCGGCCACAGGATCAGTAACTGATTGTGGAAGCAGGGCCATGTCAGCCTTTCCTTGCCCAAGCGGGTGCTTTAGACTTGGCGGCTTCTTGCTCGGCTGTTGGCCATACAGGCGTTTCGGCTGCGGGTGTTGGTGCAGCAGCTGGTGCGCTAAAGCCACCGGCAGACTCATAGCCCTTGATGTTGTTGCTGGCCTTGTACTGGCCTTGTGCCTCACGCACAGTCACGCTGATGCGAACTGGCTTGAAGTGCAGGGCGGCAGTGTCCATCAACTTGATCACATTCACGGCGTGGCAAAGCGCAGACAACTGGCTTTGTGCAATGCGCTGTGTGTCTTCGTTGCTGTGGCGAATGTTGAGGTTCTCCCAAACCTTACGGCCTTTGAACTGGCCATCCATGATTTCAAAAGTCAGCTTCAAGCCCTCACCGTTGCCAGACTTCAATGGCTGCACATCGGACTCGGTGATGTGTGCCAGGTATGTGCCGGCAGGCAGTGGGCCTGTAGATGCTTGGGGGGCGACTTGGGATGCGTCAAAATTAAACTGAGCCATGATAAATTTCCTAAAAAGTTAAGTTACGAACTGGGGTGATCAAGACTGCGCCTGAGTAAGCGCTGCTTGGAATGCCGTCCAGTCAAGCGGCATATTCTGAAGGCCAAAGCGGTTACCACCGCAATGAGCCGGATGTGGTTCAACGTGCAAGATGCGCTCACCAGTGGTGGTGGCCTTGGTTTCTTTCTTAGAGAAGCCTGCGTCTGTCTTGCTCGTAAAGATGCGGTAGCCTGCGTAGCCAATGACATCTGCCCATTCTTGCACCAAGCCAGCGGCCTTGTCGTGCAGTTTAAGGACATGGCTGTCATAGCCCTCGGTCAGCGGGTCTTCAATGCGCTTGATCTTGTCGTGCGCAATCAAGATGATGCCCATGCCCTTGGCAGAACGCAACACCTCAAGGCCAGAGAGCAAGTTGCGCCATTCTTCAGCTGCGGCCACATAGCCCTTACCAAAGCCTGGCTGCTCGATGTTCTTCCAGTTGTTCTGCTTGCACACATACTCTTGGATCATTGGCTCAAGCCAGTCAAGCGAGTCAATGAACAAGGTCTGGAAGTCATGCTGTTGGTTGATCAGCGTGTCAATGGCCGCATAGACTTCGGGCAGACTGGACGCCAGTGGGAAAGCGTTTGCGTCTACAGCGTCAGCGCCGTCTTCGGTCAGAATGCCAATGGCGTTTGGCGCCATGGCCGCGAAGGTTGTCTTACCAATCTTGCCTTGGCCAACCACAACAATCTTGGGTGAGCGTACACGTTTGGTCTTGGAGATGGAGGATAGATCGAATGCCATGTTAGTCTTTCAGTTCAATGGATGGTTTTGCGGGTTTGCTAGTGATGAACACTGCGGCCTTGTTGTAGGACGCTGGGTCAATTTCGGAGAGTTGTCGGAGGTAAGCCAAATTGACTTCGGCTTTCCATCTGAATGCACGCTGGGCGTTGTCAGGCAGATCGTCATAATCAGCGGCCAAGCGGTCAGTATCAACTGAACGGTTGAGCTTCCATGTAATGCTGAAGTCTTCGTCATTGTGCGTGCCTTCATTGCTCTCAGGCTTGGCAAACTGCTCGGTGATCAAGCCCTCGATGCGTAGGCGTTCATTCTTGGCGTCCAGTTCGGCCTGTTTAGCCTGGCGCAGTTGCGCCACCAAATCAGTAATTAACATTTTTAAAGTCCTCAAGTGCTGTGGTTGTGATGTGATCGACTAGGCCCTGCATAAGCAAGTGGCCAATGTCAACATCTGTGCCTCTGATGTAGGCGCTGACCAGTTCCATAGTTTCGGGGTAGTCAGGCTCATTCGATAAGCCATGGCTGTCAAGTGAGCCAAGTTCTTCAGGGATGTATTCCAAGTGGCAAACCAGATCGACACCTTCAAGTTCGCACTCGAATTCAATGATTCCTTGGGGGCAGGCGGGTGTGGGTTTCATGCTGACCACCATGCAACGAGTAGGACGGCCATGCCAACACCGATGGCGATGGCGAGAATAAAGTCAATGACTGCTTCGCCACGGGCGTTGAGCTTGGCGTTCTTGACTTCGGGGTAGTGATAATATTTGCTGTGTTTCATCTGTTTCCTTTGGCCTTTCGGCGTGATGCCAAGAACAATTTCGTTGGCATGGATGAATTATCTAGCATATCGCTAGATGCCGTCAAGCGTTTTGCTAGAAATATTTAAATTATTTGTGTAAGTGCTTTCCCTAATACGGATTTTCTCAAGCAATCTGCTAGACTTTGCGTCCTATGAACACACAAATACCCCCAGATGAGCGCCGACAACTGGCAGAAAAAGTTGGCATAAACGAGCAATATCTTTACCAGTGCCTTACTGGCAGGCGTGAGATGTCAGCATGGGAGGCCGTCAGAGTGGAGCAGCAAAGCGAAGGCAGGCTCACTCGCAAGATGGTGTGCCAGGGCAGTTGGCAGTCTATTTGGCCAGAGCTGGTGGAGGCAAAAGCATGAGCAATTTAACTTCTATTTTCCCCAATGGTTTTGCGGCTGCCACAGAAAGCCAAGACTTGATCAACCCAGAGGAATCGTTTCGCAGACATTGTGAGGCTGCTGGCCTTTTGATTAAAGACCAGATCATTGCTGACGGTGAGATACACCGTGTTGCGCATGTGTCAAGCAAGAAGGGTGCGCTTGACGGCTGGTACATCTTGCACACCAGTGGCAAAGTGCCAGTGGGCATTGCAGGCTGTTGGAAAGAGCCAGTGTTTGAGAGCAAATGGATTGCAGACACTGGCCGTGCCATGTCATTCACCGAGCGCTTTGAGCATGACAAGTGGGTGGCAGAGGTCAAGGCCAAGAAAGATGCAGATAGACTGGCTTCGCAGGCGGTGGCCGCAGAGCGTGCAGAGGATGAGGTGGGAACGTATGCCGATGCGTCAAATGACCATCCTTACCTTGTGAGGAAGCATGTCAGCGCCAACGGGATCAAGATTGATAGGGCTGGGCGCTTGGTTGTGCCGGTGATCAATCAGGCTGGCGAGATTCTGTCGTACCAGACCATTGATGCAGATGGCAACAAGCGGTTCTTGAAGGGTGGCAAGATTGAGGGTGGGTTCTATGAGTTGCGCGGTAACCGCAAGATTGTGTTCATTGGTGAGGGCTTTGCCACTTGCGCATCGATCCATGAGGCAACGGGCTACACCGTGCTGGTGGCATTTGACTGCGGCAACTTGGCCAAGGTGGCCAAGAGCGCCAAAGAGATGTTCCCAGGCTCAAAGATTGTGATCGGCGCAGACAATGACCAGTTCACCGAAGGCAACCCTGGCGTAACCAAAGGCAGAGCAGCTGCGGCATTGGTGTTTGGTGAGATTGTGTATCCCTCGTTTTCTGACTCGGACATGGTGGACAACAAGCCTACAGACTTCAATGACCTTCACTGCCTGCAAGGCTTAGATGCCGTCAAAGAACAGATTGAGCGCGTGGCAGGGCCAATGAAAGACAAACTGGCGTTTGAGTTCAGTCGGGCAGACAGCCTGCAACTCACGCAAATCAAGTGGATCGTTGATGACTACATCGAGGCAGACTCGCTGGCGCAAGTGTTCGGTGACCCAGGCGGTGGTAAGTCCTTCGTGTCTATCGACATTGCCTGCTGTGTGGCGACTGGCCGTGCATGGCATGGCCATGAAGTTAAGCAAGGCAGTGTGTTCTACATTGCCGGCGAAGGCCATAATGGTTTGGCCAGACGGTTCAAGGCATGGCAGATCGGCAATGGCCAGACCTTAGACGGTGCGCCACTGTACAAGAGCCACCGTGCGGCGCAACTATATGACGCGACTGAGGCTGCGGTGGTGGCCGAAAGCATCAAAGAGCTGTCTGCGCAGGCGGGAACTGTGCCTAGCCTTATCATCATTGACACCTTGGCGCGTAACCATGGTGGCGATGAAAACAGCACACAAGACATGAATGCGTTCATTCAGCACCTTGACACCTACTTGCGCCAACCATGGAACTGCTGCGTTCTGGTGGTTCATCACTCTGGCGTGGCTGACAAGGATCGGTCAAGGGGTAGCACAGCCCTGAAGGGTGCATTGGATGCGGAATACCGATGCCAGCTGGATTCAGGAACCAAAACCATAGCGTTTGAATCTAAGAAAATGAAGGATGCAGAAATGCCTGCACCTAAGAACTTTCAGATCACGCAAGTGGACTTGCCAATCCAAGACAAGCACGGTTTGGCGGTCAAGGGTGCGTACCTGACGGCGGTTGACATTTCGGGTCTTGCCAGCTCCATCCAAAAGAAAACCTACCTTGCAGGCAACCAACGCAAGACCTTGGACTGCCTGGTGGCCATCCAAATGAGCCATGAAAAGAACGGCATCTTGGACTTGGTGACCTACGATGAGTGGCGCGAGTCGGCCAAAGAACATGGCATAAAATCCAACCGATTTAGGGAAGTTGTTGATAGCTTGGTCAAAAAATTATTGGTTCTTGAAGACTCCAGAGGTTACAGAACCAGACCGAATATGGATGTACCGAACGAACCGAAACTTACCGAATCGGTAACCGAATCGGTTAATTCGGTTGAACCGAAACTATGAACCGAATTAACCGAAACTTACCGAAACTTACCGAAACTGCCGGTCCAAACAGTCGGTTTTTCGAACCGAAACTTACCGAAAGTGCTTATAAGCACATTCGGTTTCGGTTCGTAAACTGTTTCGGCTCGGTTCGGTTCGGTTTTGGGAAAATCGGGCAAGGTTGGGAAAGTTGGGGATTGGCATGATTGAAGTAGAAATGGACATGAAAATCGTGTCAGTGGCCAACATGAGGTTGCATTGGGCGGCCAAAGCAAGGTTGACTAAAAGCCAACGGCAAAAGACCAGAATGGCGTTGGCAGCTGTCGCACAGTCCTATGGCGTGGAGATACTGCCAGTAACCGTGGTGTTGACCAGAGTCGCGCCAAGGAAGCTAGATGGGGATAATCTTCAGTCTGGCTTCAAAGCGGTCAGGGACGGTGTGGCTGACTGGCTTGGCGTGGATGACGGGAGCAGCATGATTGAGTGGCAGTACAACCAAAGGTCTGGTGGGCCGAATGTGTACAAGGTTGAGATTGAGGTGATAACATGACGGTGTGCGCAGTTGCCATTGCCGCACCTTCGGGGAAAGCGCCAGTTGGTGTGAGTACCTTCTTTTTTTAAGGAGTTTACAAGTGACTGATAACTTGGCGGTGCAAAAGCACCCTGGCGGTAGGCCTGTCGTGTTTGGCATTGATAACCCATGCTGGAAAACCATCTGCGAGCAAATATCCATTGGCAAAAGTCTAAGCACCGCAATTAAGGCTGAAGGTATGCCTTCGTACCATTGCGTGATGCTGATGATTAAGAACAACCCTGAGTTTCGGGGAATGTACGAGAAAGCCATTGAGAACCGCGCAGACCGCTTGGCTGAAGAAATCCTTGAACTGGCTGACGAACAGATGCCAGAAGGCTTAGAAGGCCCTTTGGCGAGCGCTTGGGTGCAACAGAAGCGGATGCAAGTTGATGCGCGTAAGTGGGTGGCAAGTAAGCTCAAGCCCAAAGTCTACGGTGATCGTATTGATGTGGCCGTTACAGACAACCGAATCAGCGTGATGGATGCCTTGAAGGATGCAAAGCAGCGCGTATTGAGGGACGACAGCAATGTCGTGGATGCAGAGGTTAAAGAGGCGTGAAGCAAGGTTATGCGCTTTTTGCATAGATTTTATGCAACTACGCACACGCGCGGCCAGCGTTGCGCAGACGCAACAAAAAGAAAGCCAAACAACAAGAAAAGCATCGTCCACTTTATACAATGACCATTATGTTAAGTTGACCCTGAGTTATCCACAGAAAAAATACTACTCAGGCATTACAGTTTGAGTTATCAACAGGCAACTGTGGACAACTGTGGACAAACCCCTGTGGACAAGCGCCCATGGCCCAGCCGACCGGCCATGGGGGAGGGGGTAGGGCCGGCGGAAAGGGCCGAAGGAAAGCCGTCCCCCGCGAACATTTTTTATTTTATTTTTTCAAAAAATGCTTTAACATTCGCCCATGCCGATCTACACCAACGCCCTAGCCCAGCGCCCAGCGAACATGTTGGCGTACCAAGACACTTTGAGCGCAACCCCGCGCAACGAGTATTTGGGCGCGTTGGCTGACCTGATTGCGCAGAGTTATTCGCCCGAGCGCACACAGCAGATGCAAGGCACAGCGCGGTTCTTATCACTGCCTGCCATCAGCCAAACACTGGATCGCCTGTCCTACGGCGAACCCTTAACAACTGGCGCCGGTGGACTCGGCGGCACAACACGAGTGCGGCCAGAGGCGTTAGAAGCGGCCATGGCTGTGGCGCCTACAGCAAAGCCTGTGACTATGGCGTCATTGCAGGCAGCCAGAGAAGCACGCAAGGCAGCAATGGCCGCAGGTATGGCTGGTGAGCGCTACGCTGAGAAGGTTGTGCCTCAGATCATGGATCGTGGTGGGTTGCCGGCCCAGATGTTGCAAGACTTGGCGCAAGGCACGCGAAGTCAGATTTTTGTTGGCCCTACTTCTAGGACATGGAATCAGGCTGCCGCAAATAAAGCGCTAGAGATGGAAAGAGCTGGCGCAACTCCGCAGGATATTTGGTCTGCTACTGGCACATTCCGTGGGCCAGAGGGTAAGTTAAGGCAAGAGATTAGTGATGCGAACTCAATGCCAGGCCAAAAATTTTATTCTTGGGGTGAAGCTAAAGATTTGGAGCAGGGCAATTCAACTGTTGTTATGAGGCAAAAAGCATTGTTGCACCCAGAACTTTCAGCGGCATATCCAGACACCAAGATTATTGGTGTGTCATTGAAGCCCGGCCGTGAAGGCGGTTATTATGACCCTACCTTTAACAACATTGGCGCCCCTTTATCTGGCCCTAATAATGCGGCTGATCGTTCAATCATGTTGCATGAGTTACAACATGCTATTCAGCAAAGAGAGGGTTTTGCTGAAGGTGGCGATCCTAGAACAATGATTTTGACGCTTGAAAAAATTGCTGAACAAAAAAGGCAACAAGCACAAGAAATGTTTAGGATGTCTAGCGCAAATGATCCGCTTGATCCGACAAAGATTGTTAAGCCTGGCGCTCGTCAAAAAGGCTTGCAGCTTGAAAAAGAAGCGCGTGAATTGGACGAAAAAGCATTGCTGGCTTATCACAGCGAGCAGGCAAAGTTTGATTTGTACCAGCGCCTTGCCGGTGAAGCCGAGGCCAGAGCCGTGCAAAATCGCATGAATATGACGCCACAAGAACGCTTGGCGACTTTCCCTTATGAAAGCTACGATGTGCCGGTCAATCAACTGATTGTCCGGACGAAATAAATGCAAACCACAATCTACAAGCCCGAAGACGAACAAGAGTTGATGGCCACGCTGTGGACACCGGCGATTGCCGATGACCCCGAGGCGTTCGTGTTGTTTGCCTTCCCTTGGGGTCAGGAAAATACACCCCTTCAAAACTTCAAGGGGCCACGCAAATGGCAGCGCGAAGTCCTAAGAGAAATTACTGCCCACATCAAGCGCCAGCAAGGACGCATAGACTTTGAAACCCTGCGCCACGCCGTATCTTCTGGCCGTGGTATTGGCAAGTCTGCCCTCGTGTCCTGGCTCACCATCTGGATGTTGTCTACTCGCATAGGCTCAACAACAATCATTTCTGCCAACAGCGAAGCGCAGCTCAGAGCAGTCACATGGGCCGAGATCACAAAGTGGTTGGCCATGAGCATTAACAGCCACTGGTTTGAGGTTGCGGCCACCAAGATCACGCCGGCTACTTGGCTCACTGAACTGGTTGAGAAAGACCTGAAAAAAGGCACACGGTATTGGGCTGTTGAGGGCAGGCTGTGGTCTGCAGAAAACCCAGATGCTTACGCTGGTGTCCACAACTTTGATGGTGTGATGGTGATCTTTGACGAGGCCAGTGGTATTGATGACTCGATCTGGGCTGTGACGGCTGGCTTCTTTACGGAGAACACACCGAACCGCCTTTGGCTGGC